CTATGGGGCCTTGGGTGCCTGATAGGTCTATGCGTAATTGGAGGTAAACGAACATTTACCGAACATGTAGATTGTGTGGATTTTGTGAAGAAATATGGATTATCTTTAATGTTATTGGTATATAATGTAACAAATCGGTGTTATCTATTGGACGGAATTGTTACGGTATATCCGATGTAATGCCATAGTAAATATGGGGAAACTTTCATAAACCATTTTTTCTATGTTTATTAAGGTGAACTTATGGAGACTGATATTCTTATTCAAATGGTGTCCAATGTTGGTTTTCCCATTGCAGCTTTTGCAGCTATGTATTACATGTGCAATACGACCATCAAAGATGTTAAAGCGAGTATCGATGAGCTTTCTCGTGCAATTGACAAACTGCTTGAAAGGGAGGATTCGTAATGGCTGACGAAAACACCTCCAACAATCCTCCCGAGGATAACAACACAGAATCTCCAAACAATGACAATCAGCAGGGAAACCCTGTTGGCAATGCTCCTGCTTCTGAACAGCCTACCGCTACTCCTCCTGCGAATGCGTTTAATTCCCCTGAGTTTGATGCTTCTGAGATTACACGCAAGCTAGACGGCATTATCGAGACGCAGTCCATTCTCACTAAGGCAGTAGCCGAGCTTATGAGCAATGGTGGAAACGCAAAAGTCAATCCTGGCCCTGATGCAGGCGAGTCCTCGCGACCTACCGACGTTTACAGTGGCAAACCCATCGACGCTATTAACAATCTCAAACTTTAAGGTGATGACATATGGAAAACAATGCTACTATCCTCAACGCTGTTTGGCTCAACGGTACTAACGACTACCAACAGCGTATCCCCCAACCTACCCAGTCCAATATTGACCGTACCATTTCCGCGCTTTTCGACCCTATGAACAACGATTGCTATAATCAGTTCGTCGATTCGCTTATCAAGCGTATCGGTATGGTCAAGGTGCATACCGAGGAATGGAAGAACCCCCTACGTGAGTTCAAGGGAGCTTCTCTTGTATACGGTTCCTCTATTCAAGAGATTGCACCTAAGTGGATTAAGGCGCATGCCTATTCTTTTGATTCCTCGCTTCTTGACGTGAATCGCCCTGAAACCGCCGAATGGTTCCATTCCATCAACCGAGCTGACCGCTACGATATCTCGATTCAGGATATCGAGATTCGCAAGTCCTTTACCGATGAGTATGGTCTTAACAACCTGGTTTCTGGATTCCTCCAGGCCCCTATCAATGCTGACGAGTATGATGAGTACCGTATCATGATGCAGTTGATTGCTGCCTACGAACAGAAGTGGGGATTCTTTAAGCACAAGCTCTCCGCCGCCCCCACCACTCAAGCGGGTGCTATGGAGCTTATGACTGCAATTCGTACTTATACTGGCAAGCTCAAGTATCCCTCCATGCTTTATAATGCGCATCTCATCGATGTCCCTGTCTTTGCCAAGCCCGATGAGTTGATGCTTCTCGTCACGCCTGAGACCGAAGCTTATATTGACGTTAACGTTCTTGCATCTCTCTTCCATGTCGAGCTGGCCGACATTGACGTTCGTCGTATCATCGTCGATGAGTTCCCGATTCCTGATTGTGATGCATTGCTTCTCACTAAGGATTGGTTCATCTGCCATGATACCGTGAAGCAGATGGGTAGCTTCTACGACAACTCCAACCTTGTAACCAATTACTTCTATCATCGTCAGGGTATTTACTCGATGTCGCCTTTCACCCCTTGCATTATGTTCACGCATTCGAGCGAAGCTACCACGGTTCCTGTCACGACGATGAATGTCACTGGGCTTGAGGTCTCTCCTGCCACTGCGACTGTCAAGCAGGGCGACACGCTCCAGCTTGTAGCTAAGCTTACTGGTTCGCTTACTGGTGAGGAAGTCGAGGGTTTCCAGCTTCTCCCCGATTCTACCAGCTATGAGATTGTCAACGATAAGGGCGTCTGTCCGCAGGCAACTTATGTCGATTCTTATGATATGCTCCATGTGGGCAAGCGTGTTGCGGTTGGTTCTAAGCTGACTATCAAGCTTACCAGCTCTTATATCAATCCGTCTGGTGCGACTAATACTTACAGCGCCACGTGCGTTGTGACTGTCGCTAAGGCTTAAGACCTAAATCGAGGGTGACGATGGCATTTTGGAATCCAGAATCCATCGTCACCCTCTATCGGGTTCCCTGGGATTCTTCTTATGACAACGTTGTAGACTGGAAAACGACTGATAGGGATGCTTATTTTGCATCCCTTCCCTCTAAGGATGTAATCACTAAAAGCGATTCTGCTTATATGCCCCTCGGCATGCAAATCGTGATTGACCTTCCCTATGAGGTTGCTCGAAAGTTTAATTACTGTGTTGTCTCGAACCCTGCGAACCCCGTTGAGGGTGACGAGGATTACAAGCTTTATTACTTTATCACGAATACTGGTTATCCGAATCCGTCTGCTTCTGTTCTTACCTGTTCGCTCGATGTTTGGACTACTCGCTATACTGACATTAAGTTCAATGTCGGGTATGTCGAGCGCGGTCATATCGGCATGGCAAACTCTAATCTGGTAAACGCCCCCGAGGGCGGATACACCAAAGCATTGAACACCTATTGCACGCAGGCGGATGGTGTGTCCACTGGTGACCAGTATCAGACGTTCAAGGTTGACGCGTTTCAGATTAATGACCCGGAACAACCTTCTTACGTATGCGTTGTATCGACGTGTAAGCTTTATGGTGGGCGCGGTACAGTTGATAACCCACAGTTGAAAACAGCCGATGGCAACTTGGTAGACGGTATCGTTTCTGGATGCAATGTCTACTTTATAGCCATAGACGATATAAGAATCTTTATGTCTGATATGGCTGATTTCCCTTGGATTTCGCAGAACATCATCTCGATATGCACTGTTCCAAACAAATTGATTAACTTTGATTATCTCGAAGATAAGACTAGTTATTACAATGAACGTTTGTATCATTACTATGTTCCTAATCGAGATTACAGCAAATCCTTTAATTGGAACTTTGGTGATATTCCCTGGCTAAGCGATGATGCGGTCATAGACATTGCAAATCTAAAATCTAAGGAACGATGGGGACAAAGTACCGATGCAAAGTATTGGTATCAGTCAATCGACAAGCTCAACGCTTACCCCTACGCAGTAATCGAACTGACGAGTTCCAGTTCTGGTCAGTCTGTCTTTCTGAAGCCTGAACTTTTGGGCAGCGATGTGACACCTTTGGTTTACATCTCATGTGCCATTCAGCCATTTGCGTCATGCGCGGTAGCCCCTAAGTATTACGGTCATTTCGACGGCAAGCAGTTCTCGGTAACGGTTAAAGATGGTGATGAGGTATCGACACGTGATATCCCATATGGTGAGCTTTTCAACTGCGCTATCTGGTTTGATAATTTCCCCCAATGGTCTATCGTAAACAACGCGTATTTGGCTTATATGGCATCGACTGCTCATACACGCACGTATCAGTATGATAACGCGCTCTGGGGTATGAACTCGTCGAATCTCACTGCCCAGAACAGTTATAAGAACTCTCGAATCTCTATCAGCAATGCTTACGCGAATGCAAAGATTGAAGCTGACAGGACTCGGGATGTGTTTGCCGAGAACTATGCTCAATCACAGACCGAGTTTGGTGTAAATGCAGTCACCGGAGGTATCAACCTAGCGACGAACGTCATAGGCTCGTTTGCAAACCCGACACAAAGTCCAGTTGAGTTTGGTGCAAACTTTGTCGGTAGCGCCGCTAACTATGTTGGCGGCGTTGTTACCGGATTGTCTGGCCTTGAGCATTCGCAGAACATAAACAAACTCAACCTTGCAGCCTTGCGTCAATCTGCCAAGAATACCAGGAACTCGTCTCGTGAGATTGCTGAAAACAACCTTGCCCTTGCTAGTACGGTCAATCAAGGTAACTACGACAATGAGATTCAAGGTATAGACGCAGCGTATGCGGATGCAAAGTTGACACAGCCTTCGCAGTCTGGCAACACTGGTGGCGATGGCTTGCGATACGCAAACGGTATCGAATGGCTTATTGAGGTTCGTTATAAGACGCTTTGTGATGATGCAATCGTTCGTAATGGTGACTTTTTCAGACGTTTCGGATACGCTGTGAACCGTTACATGAACATTCCCAATGACCTATCACTTTGTAAGTATTGGACATACTGGAAAGTACAGCAGCTTGAAACGTCTTCTGCCCTTATGAATGAAGATGAGAAGAACGTCATCAAGGGTATCTTTGCCAAGGGTGTTTCTGTTTGGACGAACCCTGACGAGATTGGTACTATTTATCCGCGTGCCAACAGGGTATTAGATGATAAAATCCGTGATTATTATTAATAAGGGGGTGACTCTATGACACCTAACATATGCCCCACTGGCAACATGTTCTTGCCAGGACAACAGGTGCAGAACTTGAACCCAGTCACTGGTGAGCGTGTATATGATGCCGACTGGATGAACGCTCTCACTGAACAGGATTGGCGTTCTTACTTACTCAACTTGGCAATCACGCGATTTGAGTGGGTCAACTGTCCAGACGAGCTTGACCCTAGGTTCATCGAGCTTTGCCTTACCTTTTATGGATGGGGTTGTTTCTTTGAGCCTATGCACGGCTATCTTGCTTTCTGCCCAGCCACGCAAGATAACAATCTCGACATGTACTACAACCCTCGCAAGGTTCAGCTCATCCCGGCAAACGGCCAGGGTCTAGACGGATGTTCCAAATGGGAGCGCTATTGCAAACGTTCGGTTGAATCTGACAGCGGAGATTTGGTGATTCATGAGCAAGACGCTGTTGCATGCTTTGACAACATGCTACGTGAACCGATGCTTTATAAGATTGAATGTGCTGCCAAACGCCTTTCCCGCATTGAACGTGCAATTGATGTAAACGTGAATGCACAGCTCACACCCTGGATTGGGGTTGCGAAGGAAACTGCCAAATGCGACCTGGAAAAGTACATGAACCAAGTGCTTGGGTTTGAGTCATGTGTCCTCACCGACGAATCGTTCGCAAATAACGTCACAGCTGAGGTACTGCCTACCACAGCTCCGTTCCTTGCCGATGACCTCATGAACCTGGGGGATAGGCGCATCAACCGAGTGTTGACGCAGTTGGGTATCGACAATGCGTTCTCGCAGAAGAAGGAACGCGAGGTAGCAGGCGAGATGGATGCAAACAATGAGCAGATTTACATTGCACGAGAAACAGCCCTTCGGTGTCGTCAGAAAGCAGCGAAGAAGTGCAACGAACTGTTCGGCACCGACATTCAGGTAAGGTTTGCTACCAGGCTCAATGAGTCCGGTGGCGTTGACTTTGCGGACGAGGTGGTTTAGATGTCTGTAAACTGGCATGAAGCCTATCCCACGAGGGTCGCAGGCCAGACGGTCAACATGACCTTGTATGACATTTTGGATTATGGTTATGACCTTGGCTTGAATGACTATCCCATCTGGAACGAGGAAAAGCGAAAGTGGCTCAATGGACATATCATCGACCATTTCATGCTGCGTGAGATTGGATGCGAGACACCGACACAGTTCATCTTTTATCTCAACCGTCAGATGAGGGAGAAGATGCCACCTATCAACATGGTGTTCGCCTATCTTGAAACCGTAGACCCTGAGCGACTGGAACTGACGAACCAATACCATGCCACTAACAAGGGTACATCCGATGAGTCTGCAACTGGCACCAGTGACAATACATCGGATGCGACTGGCGACGGTCATAGCTACGCATCGACAAACCCCCGTCAAACCATGGTAGGAAAAGACCCGACCGAGTATTACGATTCTGGCACGTATTCGGATTCAAAGTCGCATACCACCTCGAACGGCAACACAAAGAATGATTCGAACCGTTCAAGCACAAGCGATACAGACGGTTGGGGCAAGCAGATTCTGCCTACGCAGGCCACCAACACATGGTGGGGTGGCATCAACAATGCGTTGGAGCTTGTGTTCAATGCCCTCGAACCTTGCTTCTCCCATATCTGGACTGACCATTTCAACACTTTTTAGATTGGAGATGCGATGCTGAAACCATTTGTTGTTTCTGCTAGTGGCTCTGATTACAGTATAAATATCAATGTAAATGATGGCTCTTATGATAGAGCATCTCTTCTTATTTTGTATTAAGGTGATTTCCTATGGCCATTCAACCCACACGCCCTGAAGCCTACGACACCGGGACGCTCAACCAATATGCACACATCTACGACGTGCAAGCGGAGGAGAAGCGTGCCAGGATTGCCGAGGAAACTGAGGAAGCTGCTAGGATTGCAGCTGACGATGCTGAGAAGAAAGCAAGGATTGCAGCGGACGATGCCGAGAAGCAAGCGAGGATTGCAGCTGACGATGCTGAGAAGCAGGCAAGAATTGCAGCGGACGATGCACTAGGCAAGCGTATCGACGCATCCGCGGTCGAGCAGATGACCCCTATCAAACTGACCGACGATGACAAGACCGCAAGCCGTCAGCCCGTGGCCAGCGGCACCCGCTCGCTTGCTTTCGGACCCGGTGCCAAGGCCACCGCCAACCAGTCAGTCGCTTTGGGAGCCTTTTCGCAGACTAGTTCACGCGGGAATACAGTGTCGGTCGGTAGCGAGAACCTGCAACGTCGTATTGAGTACGTCGATGACCCGCAGGCGGGCACGGACGCAGTGAATCTGAGGTATTTTAATGAGAACAGTTCGATTCCAACTATTGAGACTGGTCACACCGGTGACTGGGTTATTTCCGATTCAGAAGGAAAACTTACACCCGAGTTTTCAAACTTATTGGCATCTCTACCGACAGGAGTTGTAAAGTTCAATGCATCTCTCTGTTTTTGGTCTGCACCTGTATATAAAGATTTTTCTTCTGGTTCTTTATCGCAAACATATATAAACGTAGGCTCGCCGTGTATCATTACACGTGCAATTGCACTCGGTTTTGAATATAAGATTTTGTCTTCACCTACAAGAGTAATGTGTGGTACGCCTTTGTCATCGGTCAATAATTTTATGTGGCAAACGCTTATCATAAATACATCGCAGAATCTCCCAGTTGGTTATGCTTCCATGCAAAACACCTTAATAAACGGTCTTGACGGAATAAATGTGAAATACAATTCGGATGGTGTTATTAATATCGGTAACGCTACAGCGTCAAACTCCAGTAAGGGCATCGTGCAAGGCTCCGACTCCATCACCATCGCCGACGGCGTAGCCAAGGTAAACTCCTCCATCTTCGGTGACGGTCTTACCACCACCGACGGCAAGGTGTCTGTGGACACCGGGTTTGTCGGCGAGCATCTTGCAGGCGATGCTCTCTATTACGACTCCACAGACGGTCTCATGGTAAAGACAGGCGCGGGACTTCACATCGACAACGACACGTTGTCTGTTGACCAGGACACTTTGCCTTTGGCAAGCGCTAAGAACCGAGGAACTGTCAAGGTGGGTAAGGGGTTGACAATCTCAACTGATGGTGCGTTGTCAACTTCAGGTAATCTTATTTACGGAACACTTGCAACGGATGCAGCTCTTTTGTCAGATGGTGTCAAATCAGTTGTTCTAAGTACAATTTTCGACCCATCGAATACATACTTGCTTCATGCACGTATTACAGTCGTGCCAAAGTCTACATTTGCAGTTGGCACTAAAATGACTGTTAGTACCAGTCCAATCGTACCGAGGTTTTTTCATCAGCTTGTCGAGTTTTTCAAGCGCAACACTATGTGTGCTGCAATAACAATATCTGGTTCATCAATATATACGATTAACAACGAGGGTTTTGATGTGACGTTTAAAGATGCAAATGGAATACTTGATTTCACTGTATCTATGACTAATGCAACTTTGTCTCCAACTCAAAATCTTGTAATCGGTTCTTATTATTAATGGAGGTTTCTCATGCAATTCTTCCCACCTCCCCAATCCCCATACTCCCCCAGTGCCTACGACCCTCCATTCACACCCCGATACAGCGTGCCGGAGTCTTTCCGGCGCGCCCTTTCCTACGAGGGTCAGTTGCATTGGTTAGGCGGACTTTACGAGTCGCTTTCCGGATACGTTGATTCCATGCATAGTTTCTGGATTGTTGATAACGTCGGCACCTCGACTCGTAAGGATGCTGATGCGCTCGTAGGCACCGACCATGAGTTTGAGATACAGTGGACTACCTCGCTTGATAAAGATGTTTGGAGCAATGCAACTATCAAAGCAGGCGATGTATGCGCAATCAGGTTCGTCGATTCAACCGACGGTCGTATTTGTTTTTGGTTGGGCGTGTTGAAACAAGCTTGTAGGTGTATCGAGAAGACCGAGCGTTGGTTGGTTTCGGTTGAATACGTTGTACATGACCTTACTGCGGTGCTCGATGCGCTCACTGCCAGGGTTGATGTCCTCGAAACAAGGGTCGATGACCATGAGTCGCGTATCAAGACACTCGAAACCAAGGTTGCAAACCACGAAACGCGTATCACTGTGCTTGAAAACAAGGCGACAGACCATGAGACGCGTATCACCAATCTTGAAAACCGTATGACAGTTGCTGAGACGAACATCACCAATCTCGGTAACCGTCTCACTTCGGTTGAGGGCGATGTGACCAAACTGAAAACCGATGTAACCAACCTAACGACAAAAGTCACAAATCTTGAAAAGTCCGCCGGGACTGACTCTACAGCTCGCGCCAACGCTGACAAAGCCAATACCTCGATTGCCGACATCCTCACAAAGATTTTCGGTGGCGGTACAGTAGGCGCTGACGGTCATATCACCTGGCCCACGACGGATAAGATTGCAATTGGAAATATGAACCTCTACGGCGGTGACTCCAACGCTATTAAAACGCGCGCTGGTACTGTTGCTTCTGGTTCTGATAATGACGTGAGGGTGGTTTAAATGCCAACCCTTAGTTATTGGTTCTCGACGCAAGTCAACCAACCTGGTGCCGACGAATCCAAAAACGTCAGCGCTGTTACCTGTTTTGGTTTGCCAGGAACCGCTGGAATCAATCCGTCTATGTCTTCATGCCATTTTGAGGTCAAACTTGCGGTCTATGATTACAAGGATGTTTATCTAGGTATAAATGGTCAGATTTCAGACCCCGTCATCGCGAGCAATGACTATGATTCTGGTTTGTGGTTTTCTCCATCATCGTGGGTATTTGCGACACAAGTCAACGGTACGACAGTCGATGGCAATGGGCTTGTAGTAGATGGGATTCAATATGTGAACCCCCAATACAACGCGTCTGCTGGTAAAGTCATCTTTTACAAGTATGCTCAAATAGATGCCAGCAATGGAGAAGCATCTAACGCCCCGACATGGGCTAGCGGACAGACCGCCTATGACGCGTCGCTGAATCCACGTACTGGTGCTAGTTATGGTTGGTATAAATGGGACATGGGGTGCCCGAACCCAACTGACGGTACATATCCGTCTGAGGGATATGTCAGAATCGGTTCTGTAAGTGATTTCGGTGCTGGTGAGGATTCTAACGGATATGTATATGTAGGTGGCACTGGCACATACGCAGGAACCAATTACAATTACCCAAATCCATATCGAATCACGATACCGGGTTGGCATCCGCAGGAACCCGAGGACTATTACCCATTCGCTATCCGCAAATCTAATGCGTGGGCAAGCGCCAACCGAGGTATAGGAGAAGCAGGAACGTATATCAGGGGCTACATACCTCATTCAGGCGATTCAGACACACCGATAGTGCAATCAACCGCAGTCGATGGGTGGATTGATGTGAAGAACTTTGAGGATGATTCCTATTTCGCGGGTTCTTATCGCAAGAGCGGTTCTTGGGCAAGGGCACCGAAGTTCACCTAAACGAATAAAGCCCCATAGGCATAATCGCCTATGGGGCTTTTTCGTGTGTCAGTCCACTCCCCAACTCTCGTTGAGGACTATCGTCGTGCTGCCTATGCAATACGATTTCGACAGCAGCCTGCCTATCTTGCATCTTCTTTGTACGAACTGACGATACTTTTTCAGGTCATAGAACACGTGTTCTTCATGCGTGTCCGTCTTATAGTCATGCAAACATACGTGAATCTCCGGCATGCAAGGAACCTTGCTCGTATACTCGAACCTGGATATGCCCATCTCTATTCACCCCATGATATACGTCGTATCTGCCAATCAGACCAATACCCATTGTTGATAAGGGCATTTGCCGAATAGTTGCGATGAGGACAAGGTGCGGAACCTGCCCCCCAAAGTTCACTGCCAGTGTCGTTGCCTTGTGACTCCGTCCCCATGAAAAGCTCCACGTGGTCATAGTCCGGGTTGTAGCCGTTGTGATTGAGCAACAGCACGTCACCTGGTCTTGCGAGGTTGTACGGGAACTGTCCGCCTGAACCGTTTGCAATGCTTACTCCCATTCCAGCCATTGCACCAGTATAGTAACCACTGTTCGCCATATCCGAGCCTGGTGCAATTTGGGTGGCTACCCATGTGATGAAAGCGGAGCAGTTCGTGACTCCATCGACACGAGGGTCTTTATAGTTTAAGGGAGGGTCTTCAGCGCCTACCGAGTATCCGTATTTCCCTTCGTTGTCTAGATATATCTTCTTAAGAGCGTCAAACACTGGAATCTGAGTGTAATCAGGGTCTCCAGTGCCAGTGTCAGGGTTATAAGGTTTGTTGTTTCCAGTACCAGCGTCACCTGAACTGGTCGAGCCACTGCCTTTTACCGGATACCAAACATCGGCGTTTGTCTTATGGAACTGGAGTTTTGAACCGTCATTGCCATGCAGAATGAGCTGATTTCCGTAAAAGTCAATGTACTTGACTTGCGATGACCATGCGGTCACATCGTCGGTGCCGCCTGCAGCTCCATTTCCGTTCTCGCCATAGCCACCGATGTAACCGAATCCGCTTAGGAACCCATTATCAGGTAGGGTATTACCGTCCCAATCACTAAGACGGTTATACATATCGGTCAAGACGGTTTGTTCCAAAGACGTGTCGCCTGTTGACCTTGCAAGTGTCATCACGGCTTTAGCGTTCATCGATTGCAAGCTCAATCCTTGTGCAAAGAACTTCACGACCTCATTGATTATAGATTTGTCGATAAGCGTTCGTATCATACAGCAGATGTAATAGATACCTTTAATCTCATCCAACGTCGGGTCATCGGGCAACGTCGTACCAGTCACATCGCTTAGATATAGATTGACCCTTCTCAACATGCCTATGATACCGTCATATATGTTGTTTGACTCTCGAATGCACCAATACCATTCCTGATATTTGACTGCATCCTCTCCGTTTTCTGCTACTGCATCAACCCAGTTTTTGGCCATGGAGTCCGTAAACGTCCCCTTGTTTGCAGGCCATGCATCGAAAAACACGTTGTCTTTGTCGTTTGACAACGATTTCCAGTCATCATTCAATGCGTTGTACAGTGTCTTACCGTTGTCATGTGTTTGCATCTCATGCAGGAAGCAATACAGTGTATACTGTCTCCATCCCATGAAACCAAGTCGCCATTCCCTGCCAGTGCTTTTATGCGTCTCATAGTCCCAAAGCAACTTAGCCGAGATGCTACCGAGCAGGTGCATACTGTAAAGCAACTGGTTTTCAGTCAAAGCGTTGTAAAATGGAACATTCTGAGCAGGACGCTCCCCCCAATAGTTGCCTACCTTTTCCCATGATTGCAATTGACCCGCCCATTCGGGGTGATTTGAGCTTGTACCTGGATTGTCTTTACCCCAGTTGTTCTTGTTTACGATGAACTCGATTACAGACACAGACGAACCCTCGACATGCCCAATGGGTATCCAGTTGGAATCACCACTACTTTTCGTGTCGCCCACCACTGTATGCAACGTGGAGCCGTTGGCCAATACCCAATCGATATAATCTCCAACAGTCCCGAACATACCACCATTGTCCGTAGGGTCGGTGCAAGCGATTACATAACAATTATCAATCTTTCCGAAACCCTCGCTGTCAAAGTTCATTCCAGAATCAATCTTCAGCTTATACTGGTCAGAACTTATATCGGTTATCGACTGCCAATACATGAACGTGTATACGTTCGTATACGTCGTGCCCTGATAGGTGTAATCAATGTTAGGCATTCAGTTTCATCCCTTTAAGCAAACCGTCACCCAATACCACTTTTTTAAACATATCGTATTGGATTAAGCACAATATTTTTTCTCTAAGTGCAAAAGCTTTCTCCTTCGTCTCGTTGCTATAGCTGTTTTCAAACGATATACATTCAAGTGCATTCATAACAGTCACTATCTCATCATTTGTCAAATCGATGTTCATAATCTTCAACCATTTTCATAACATCCCTTTTTATGATACGAGCAGACATAAGTACTGTATCGTTATCTGGATACCCCTCATATTCCATAGTACAGATTGTATAATCGACTATTTCCAATAGTCGTTCGATAGTTTCATCTACAAACGTTACTTTCATATATACCTCCATAAAGAAAAAACCCGCCTGCCCAAGCAGGCAAGCGGGTCAATCGGTAAAACGCTATATCAGGCGTAAAGCTCGTTCACACGGTTCTGGACTGCCCTATATATGTTATAGCGTCTATTGGGCTCGTTTCCGTAGTCGCCTTTGATTACATCATTGGCGAACTTAATCCATACGTTATCGGTGTTCGCATCAAGCTCGCCCGAGCAAAGCTGATTGACAGTGGTCTGAACTGCATCGTAAAGACGGTCGATACGTTCCTGGCCGTTGCCGAACTCGCCGTCCATGACCATTTGGGCGACCTCGTCGATATAGTCCTTCGAGGCGTTGGCATCCGGCGTCTCGGGCTTAGCGTTGGTGTAAGGCGGTCGGATGATAGCCGCAACATACCCCCAGGCGCTGGAGCGGTCTACCACGGCTACCTTGTTATGGTGGTTGCCCTCGATTGTCTGGATGTAGTTCGCATGGTCGTAGTACGAGACAATGCCGATGTGGTCAGTGGCACTGTCTCCGTTCCAATCCCAGATGATGATATCGCCGGGTTGAATCTCATTCCTGGACACGAGATGAGGATTCTTAGCCAATACCAAATCAGTGTTGTAGGACGGGAAACCAATGCATTCCTGGCCTGCCTGGTCAAGGCACCACGACACAAACATGCAGCACCACGCGATTTCCCAGCTCGGACCTGCAAGCCAGTCCTCACCGGTCTTCTCGGCAAGCCAGCGGCCATACTTGCTACCGGCTTCGGGGTCATCGGGTGCGTAGTAGCCGACTTCTGCGGTCGCGATTCGGATAACGTCTTGAGCTGTTGCCATTTTAAAACCCCATTTCGTCTTCAATCGAGTTAGCAAACCCTAGCAGGTTGCATTGCGTGACCATTGCATCAAGCGATTTGTTTTTTCCCGACATAATCGTCACTGCATCGTGTATAGCCGCCAAAAGCCTTAGCACGTTCTCTTCAGTAAGTACAAGGACTTTCGATGTCCTTTCCTCAGCGTGCATTAGAACGGCACCTCCTCGTCGCCGATGAACTCGAACGACATATACTGACGACCCTTCTTGGATGTGCGGAGCTTAAAGACGATTCCCTGATTGGGCAGTTTCGCTTTCATACCGCCCTCGTCAACCTGCTTGAGCATATCGGTAATGACCGAATTGGCAAAATAGAACTTGCCGGGAGTCTCGACAATCTGAATGACTGCAAAGTCTCCATCCTCGCCGTGGATATATCCGTAGTCATTGATGTGCACGAGCTTTGTCACGATGTCCTTGAGGTCTGCTTTGTCCGCATTGTCCATGAAAGCGATGCCCTTGCCGGAGTTGAGGTTAGTGAAGAAAGACATAGTGTTAATCCTTTCGGTAGTTTTAAAGAGTACCAACGAACGTGAACCCACAACCTATCATGCAGATGATGCAAGCCAGGGCCAACCCTGTTTTCCACTCCCTATCCTCAATGTCATACCTCATGGACTCCGTCACGAGAAGCGTCAACATGGCGAAAAAGAGTGTAGCTAGCAGGGATATGACCATTAGATGGCTCATGATACTCACCTCCTTTTGTACTTTCGTTCTTTCGTTATATTCTGTTTTCAGGTTCCCTTGCGAGATAACGCTTTAACGCGTTTCTCAACCAAGGACACTGTATCACATTTCCGTTAGCTTCACAGTATCTTCATCTAAAAATTTTAAGTCATCGTGATGCAGTTCGAAAGCATAATCGTCTGTCACACCTTCAAGGACTGTGATGTCTATGGTTCCGCCTACATTTCCTGAAACAGTAAAGTCATGCCCGAGCGTATCGTCTTCCTCACTCACTGCCACCATGTACCATTCGCCCGAATCCATTTGCATGAGAACACCCGCAACATGCCCATTTCGCTTGACCTCGACAAACATGTTAAACACCCTTCCCATCATAACCATACTGGTCGCGGAAGTTAATCCACTTATAGCGCATCTCATCATCTTCGAATGCGTGGACAGTTGCCATATCGCCAATCTGGAATTGTCTGAACTCAGTGGTATTAGCGTAAAGTGTATAAGGGTTGGAACACCTGATAGGCTTTTCCAGTTCCTTGATTCCGTTCGGAATGTACGTAGGATTGTATACCCCTGACAGATTGAGCCATCTCTTACCGATTGCGTCATTGTATGTGACCACCTTGCTTTTAAGTACCGTCAATCTCATATCATCGTACTTAGGCCGCCTTGAGATAAGCGCGTCGCAGAACTTTCCGTTACCCAAATACAACCCTGCAACAGTCGGAAACACCGGGCGAAAGTCAGAATCAGGCATGCCCTCGACGCGCTCTTTGTACAATTTTACGGACTCGTCAACATCGTAAACGCCAGTGGTAGCAGTTACGTTCCCGCCGACGCGCATCAATGGAGACAATTCCATATAGTCAGATTCGGCCATATCCGCAAACTCAAACGCGACAGTAGAGCCATGCCCTCCGTATCCAGCGCATCGAAACTTTCGACAATCACCGGGCTTGATGCCCATACGGTCTATGTTGATACCAAGCCACTCATAATAGGGGTTGTACTTAGAAAGCGTGTTTCCGATAAACCATACCTTTACGTCCTGCCTACGACGGACGATTGTGGACAACGCAGAAAGAAACGCTTCAACCTCACCGACCATATATTCCTGTTCGCGCAACAACGCGAACTCTTCAAAGACTATGTTCGTAACCCTATCGTAGGATGCAGACTTGAAAGTATCTTGATTGTTTAGTGTCACAAGATGCCCCATGACACGTTGGATGTCAGGGTCGTTGTCATCCTCCGCAAGCCATTTTCCTGCTTGATATGTAACATGAGATTCAAGCAGATTGTGCATATGCGTCATGTTCACCTCATTAAACCACATGCCCATAAGGATACGGGAGCACTCCCAATCGTAACGACCGATGCGCACAAACTCGCTTCCATCCTTGGCAAACGAGTCTATAAGCATGTTCACGATTGCAGTGGATTTACCAGGGCCACGACCTGAAACAATGAAGTTATAGTCGCAATCAAGTTCTTGGATTCGGTCTAGCGTATAAAATCTCATCTGAAAACCCCCTCCTGCCAGTCATGTTGCCAATCAGCCCAGTCCATAGGCACTGTACCTCTTTTGCCGATACGAAACATACCGTCATCCTCACGAATGTCGATTCCAGACAAAGCTCGAACAGCTGGATTGTTCTCACATGCTTTATCGAAACGTTGACGGTTCATGGCACTGTTTTCCGTGTTGTTCATAATCTTGCCAGCTTCAAGAATCGCATACCCAGGGCACGTCTCACCTTTGTAGGTGCCGACATCTATTTTAATCCACATGTCTGGTATGGTCTTCTGGATTGTGGCGATTCTGGTACTTGAATCGAAACGGTTGTCGAAACCCAATACAAGGATTGGAACCATATCCCCTAAATGGTCATACTGTTTCCCGAACTCATTGAGGACACCCAACGCGTACCCCGAACACTTGAAAACCCAATGACCACCCTCAATCGCAGCGTACTTCTTATGACCCATGGTCACGAACTTTTCGTAGGTGCCCTCGTAATCGAGTTTGCCAAGGTCTTTGAAGCTTTGGTCGCATGGCATCGGGATGTATGGAGTTTCAGTACCACAGAACTGGTTTACACGTTTGATGTCTCGATTGACATTTTCAACACATTTACGGACGATTGAATCAGTCGCGTTCTCAATATCATCATGCAAGTTCTTATACAGTTTATCCAGCTCGTCTTTAGCCAAACCGATTGACTTGATTGAATCCGTGTCGATGTAAACGACTTTAGCCCCAGCGTCGACTTGCATGCGAGCCATGTAGACTATCTTATAACGGTTGAAAAGTGCGATACAAACGCCTGCTTCTCGCCACATGAGGGAATTCCTACTCGACTCTAGATACCTCTCGAACTTATCACCACCTGCGTCGCAAAGAAAACCGTAATCATCCAATGCGTATTCTTCTCGCAGTGGGTTTGTCACGTTGATACCGTAAAGAGCGTTGAGGTTTCCTTTATGCCTTAACACAAACTCTTCAACCCAGTTAGCATCAATGTTCCAGTCGCTTATGGCCTCATGCTCATCGTATGTGATATAACCCTGACTCAGCCATTCATCCAATTCTTCTTTTGTGGGCCTCTCCCCCCGCTTATACTCTTTCGAGACACTTTTAGCCACGGACTTTTCGTTGTAATGGAAAAGCGTTCGCAGTATCGAATACTTCGTCGGCGTCTCAGATGAGGTATACAACGTCAATTGCTCGAACTCGGCATCATCCCAATCGTACTGTAATACCAACTCATAGAATTCGCTGGATGCAAGTTTAAGGGTTATAGAGTCAGCACTTACAAGGCATCCACCCTCAAAAGCCAGACCTTTTCCACGTCCCTTGTATTGATGCACCATAGCATCAGTCAAAGACGTGTCTCCCACTGCTTCCCACCATTTCCGTTGCGCACGAAAACCCTTGAACGTAATGCATCCAAACCAAAAACCGTTTCGACATTGGAGAACGTCCGGCACGCACTTGACAGTCTTAGCCAAAAGACCCTTGTACGATTCAAGTTCAGTTGCATCAATCTCCATCGGTTTGGTGGGAACCCTATATGAAAGCATGATTGCAGGGTAAGCGCTTTTAAGGTCATACGATACAACGTTATCAAGTACCTTGCCTATAAGATTAGTGTTCGAGATGTTCACACCACCTGCAAAGAAACCTTTAATGGCGCTTGTTTGCGTATCGCCATAACTAGCCCAGTTCCAATAATCCTCTTCCTTCTCAAACTGATGGCGTTTGAGGATTCCACGGTCATCGTCATATATGGTTCGAGCACCTGACTTTACATAGTTGCCAGAACCGCTGTGGCGACGGACTTTCAATGGAAGAGCACCTATACACACGTGCTCTCTATCCATCTTGCGAACGATTGACGTTTTGGTAAGCACTGACCTACCGAGACATTGGAGGTCTACCGAGGGTCTTGTAAGCAGCGACTGACATACACCTACCATGAGGACTTCGGTATCTCGCAGGTTGTATGCCAGCTCGTCTTTTGATATGGGTGTGTTTGGATAACGAACTTTGTCATAGTCCATCTCAAGCTTTGGAAAGCCAAGATTCGAACCAAGCTTTCTTAGACTATATCCGAACAGCGCAAGCGTGTCAAAAAACGTGAAAGCAAGGTAGTCTTTCACGTATATGTTTACGGTCAAGAAACGCGTGCTTGACTTAGCGGACACCTCGACGCGATATCCCATGGCATCGCAGTCAATCAAGAACTTGCGCAAATAGCAGATGTCATAAGAGATGTTGTGGACCGCCACAAGCCATCGTGAGTCTGTATCGCATGCATCGTCAATCATCGACATGATTTGAGAATACAAGCTTGAGCAATCGCGACCGCTTACATGATGGCATTGGTCTGACACTGTTTCACGTGAAACATCATGCCAATCACCATCCAAAATCAGAAAATCCCAAAACCACAAGATGGCGTACTGATTGTCCCCTCCGACTTTTGTACCTTCCGTATCAAACACTACCAAACGCACATCGTCGGAGGGTTTGCTCATGGGTTATTTCACCTCCCTCGCTGAACGGTTCTTGACGTTTGCGTATTTCGAATAGAACTGCTTCTTACCATGGGACAACTGCGAGACTATATCCAAAACGGTATCGTAGTCATAAGCTCGAACAGCCATCTCCATTTCCCATTGCAAGCGCTCATATGTAGGCGTACGTTCGAACATGCCTTCAGGGTCTTCAATATCCACAAACGCTTCTTTATAAAAGTTCTTGACTCTATGCAGAAACGTTTCCTGGCCGAAAGAATAGGAGAGATTGACGATTTGCTCGCGCTGCTCTTCCAGTTTCGCACGCCCCCCGAACTTTGTCACATATTCTTCAAACGCATGCAAGCGCGTTGCAGTTGAATTGTATTTCGTCTCACCATCTATTACGTTCTTCTGACGCATCTCGAATTGAAGTAGAGCGAGACGATTCCTGCGCCCTTGTAGATTCTCATACTCACGCGAATTAGGGTCGAGTTTAGACATCTCGCGGTCAGTTGCTTTAATGTCGCGGCCTATGTTTCGCTGTTCGTTACGTATGACACGAGACATCTGCTCACCACGTATGACCGAGTTATTATAGTTCTCGGCTTTAACACGCTTCTTCTCCGCTTTAGTCATCTCTTCTTGTGTGACCGCCAGTTCGGCTTGCAGGTAGACCATATCGCCACGAGATATCGCTTTGCTCATATCGTAACCACTTGCCTTGGCAATCTCATAAGCTTTGCCCTCGACGCGTGCCATATGAAGTGCCTTGCGCTCCATAGCCTGTTCTTCTGACGTCTTCTTGCGCTTGGGTGACTTCGGCTTTGGCGAACGTTCCCTCTTTTCAAACTTTTTAGCCTTCTCGATTTTTGCTACACCATGTTGAGATGTAACCTGCTTTTTCATGTCAAACCTCCATGGGGGAAATTATAAAATCACGTTTTAAACAACCCACCCTTGTTTTTGAGGATGTTTCGCGTAAAAACATGAATCGTTAGAACCGAAAATCAAATCAATCTCAAAAATAATTTTGAAATCGAAAATCCAATCCTGAAATCCCGGGAATCTCGAACTGGCCGCACGCCAAACCTTAAACACTTACTTTATGGTTTAAGGTTTGCATCGTTCGGCTTTAGACCCCAGTTTCTCATGCCCCGCGCGCGTGATATCGTATGGAGTCACCTCGCTATCAAGTGCGTCAGTGTACCCGATGATGCACCTCGTCAAATAGCGTCTACCGTCTATGTCAAATGCGTAGTGCTCGCTTAGGCGCGCTATAGATTTGGTAATCTGCACTTCTTGAATTGGCTCATAGAATCCGCCTGTTCCCAAATGCACGGTCACCATATGCACGGCACTTTTACCTATGGGAGAACCGTCTTTAAGCTCGCACGCGTTGATATAGTCCGCGCGTAGGCCCATGCTATAGGCTTTACGACGTTTGCGGGTTGCATTAGGCCTTAGACGGTTTACCGTGCGCCATTGGGATATCGCAAGCTTATTAAACGTTGGATAGTCCAAATAGTTGTACATGCTTTAATCTCCTTACTATGTTCGTTGTATCTAGTGATATTCGGTTATCAGGTTGCGAATACTAGGCAAACAAAAAAGTCCGCGTTGACGCCGCTAAGGCAATCAACGCGGACTTAATTACTAGCCCATATTCGATTGTTGTTTAAAACTTAGACAAACAAATAAAGATTACTGCAACGTCCGACAACGGCAAATGTGTAATAACCAACGCGATAAACAACCCCGCTAATACCGTAGGTGCCTACGCTATATGCAAGTTGTTCACGATTCGAATAACCTTCTTTTTCGATAAAAGAATCCTCGCATTTTTGTACAAGTTCCCTCAATACCTCATAAGGCATATTAGTTGCATCGACAAAAAACATGGTATTACGGTTTTCCGCGATATGCTGTCTGATTTGTTTTTGCGTAACCTTAAAAGCGGTCATTTTAACTCCCTACAAAAAAATTGTTTAATAGCTTACCAAACCCAACTACCCGCAGAATTTACGATATGCTCGCGCGTACCGTCTATGAGACACCTCATTGGCGTACCGCCGACCTTAATCACGTGAAACTCATAGCCAACATAAGCCAAAGCCAAAGATTTAGCCACTCTCATAGCATCACGAAACAATTTATGTTCGCTAATAGTCCCTCCAATACGCACCCAATCGCAACATGTGTCGCTATAACCGTACTGATAAATACACCACATAGCTACCTCACCCACTCAAAATCGACTATTCTCCCGTTCAAATCGCTAACATGTAACCCGGTGCTATCCGGATTAAACATGAGCGTTTTATCAGCAAACCTGGGATTGAGACCAAAAAGATTTTCAATCACACATGTTGCCTTGTTTGTAGAATCAGGATTGTAAGGATTTACCTCCATTGCATCGATAATCAATTGAATTTCATCCAAATCAAAATTGTTTTCGAACTCACTCATAATCAATCCTCCCTAAAACTCAAACATTACGCGTGCGATTCCGTCACTACAAATACCAACGCGCTTACAAACGTTCTCAATACGCCCATTGTCAAACTCAACAAAAACAAACACTGATTCAGTTTGAGACGAACAAACGTAATCGTTAGCACGCTCCAAAATGCGAATAAAAGTACGCTCGCACGCCACTGGTTTACCATCCTGATTAAGCGCGAAATACTGAAGAATCATTTTGTACCTCCATCCTATCGACCTACAAGGCATTTTTTACCCGAAAACAATATACCTCATTTTGCCACTAAAAGCAATTAACATTTTAACGCGATTGATCAAACCGGCCCAACTCATATCAACCTTACACATAGGCATACAAGGCATACCCCGCCTACCCTCGCTCATAGGCACCCAAGGCCCCATAGGCATATAAGGCATGCCAGACCTACCGTCTTCACCCTCGCCCATAGGCCACACCGGCCGTACACGCATATAAGGCATGCCAGACCTACCGACCTGCCATCGATGGTCGGTGACAGATAGGGGTACGTGGGTGGC